AAACAGGAATACCAAGTGCAACGGTAAACAACCCTGCAAGTGTATTTACAGATACAAGTTTAACAGTTACACCACCTACAATAGCAACTCATCAAATACCTGTATCTACAACAACAAAAGTATTCTTTAGTCATAAAATAACTGCAATAGGCAAGTTAGGTAATACACAAAAATTAGATGAGTACGGATATTTATATTCTACATCTTCTACAAATTTAAGTTCAACAGATGACATAGATACTTTAAAAGCATTTGGTAATGTTACTACTGTACCGTTTACACCAACGTTAGCAGTTATTAAGGTTTTATTAGATAATGGTTTATCTGTAAAAAGCACTTATGAGAAAGCAGGTTTAACACACCCAGCAACACTTTATTATAGATTCTATGCGAGAACTAACACCGATACACAAAACGATAAAGCAGATGCTATTAGTAGTGTTGTAAGTGCATCAACTGTTCCTTCAGCGGTTACTCAATACAACAATGCAAGTGGTGAAAACCTTTATGGTATTGTTGGAACAGCAGGATATATGGATGCAGGTTCACCTCAACACAACTTAACAAAAGGCAACTTTACTTTATATGGTGCTGAAGATCAAGATGGATTTACCATTTCAAATGTTATACAACCAAACGAAACAGCAGTAAAACAAATAGTAGAATGGTTAACAAGTACAGATAACCCAACAGCAGGTACTTATTATCCTATATCACATACTTTTAAAGCTATAAATAGATTTGGTGCGGATAATGCAGCAGCATTTAATATGAGTAATAAAACAAACGCTTTTGTTAAATATCATATGTATTTGAATGCTTATCCTATTGTAATGATTAAAGGTGGTACAGTTACAGGAACTATAGCAAGTGGTGGTTCTTTAGGGTTGTCATTTACAACACAAGATTTACAAAGCACATCATAAATAAAAAGATATGATACAGAATATATTAGATTTATTAGAATTTGCAAGAAGCGAAAAATGGTCAGGGCAATATATAGATATAGCTATGGGTAAAAACAAATACCCTGAATCAATAAGAGAAGCGTACAAACAATTTAAAAGTGAGTTATGAAAAAGATAACAGCAGAATTTGAACTTAAAACAGGTAAAACTAAAGATGATTTAGGTGATATACAAGATGGCTTAAAAGGTGTTGAAAAAGGTTTAGATGCAGCAAGTAAAGAAGGTAAGAAAACCAATAAAATACTTAAAGGCATTAGTAATCTTTTTAAAGGTGCTTTAGGTTTAGGTATTGTTATAAAGTTGTTTGATGTTTTAAAAGAAACTTTTATGCAAAACCAAAAGGTGGCAGATACGTTTGCTACTGTAATGGAAACATTAAGTTTAGCATTTAATGACTTATTTAAGTTTCTTGATTCAAATATTGGTAATGTTGTTGGTTATTTTAAAGCTATTTTTAGTGATCCGAAACAAACAATAGTAGATTTTGGTGTTGCTATAAAGAAAAATTTGATAGAACGTTTTAATAGTGCTTTAGAAGTTCTTGGATTTTTAGGTACAGCTATTAAAAAAGTTTTTGAAGGGGATTTTGATGGTGCAATGGAAGCTGCTAAAAACGCAAGTAAAGAATATGTAGATGTTTTAACAGGTGTAGATAATTCTGTAGACAAAATTGTTGAAGGTACTAAAGAAATTACAAGTAGTATTGTAGAATATGGAAAAAGTACTTATGAAGCAGCAGCAGGTGTTGTTGAATTAAATAAATCTGCTGAAAAGGCTGCTGTTATTAATCAAGGGTTAATAGAAAAGTATGATAGACAAGCAGAACAACAAAGGCAAATACGAGATGATGAAACTAAAACCATTGAAGAACGTATTGCTGCAAACAATAAATTAGGTGAAATTCTTGATTTACAAGAAGAAAAAATGTTAGCAAATGCTGCATCAATAGAAAAAGCAGCACAAGCACAATTTGATAAAAATGATAGTGATGAAAATTTTATAGCATTACAAGAAGCGAAAAATGAAGTTGCTGCTATTGAAGCACAAATAGAAGGTTTTAGATCAGAACAATTAATAAATACTAATTCATTAGAGCGTGAAAGAAATGATCTTATTAAAGAAAAAGATGAATTAGAAACGGATCGTTTAGACAAAATAAAAGAACTTACAACTTTTGAAGAACTTAACGCTTATGATGCATTAGAAAGAGATAAGCAAATTGCTTTAGAAGAATTAGAATTACTTGAAGGAACAGAAGCTGAAAAACAAAAAATACTTGAACATTATGCAGCTAAAAAGAAAGAACTTGATGATGAATCAGCAGAGGATGAAAAGCAATTAGATCAAGATGTAATGAATGCCAAGATGGATATGGCACAAGCAGGTTTAGGTCTTATTGCTGAAATAGCAGGTGAAGGTTCTAAAGTAGGTAAAGCAGCAGCTATAGCACAAGCAACAATAGCAGGTATTCAATCAACAATAAATGCTTTTCAAACAGCTAACGCTTCACCAATAACTACTGTTTTTCCAGCATATCCATATGTTCAAGCAGGATTAGCAGCAGGGTTTGCAGGAGTGAGTATTGCTAAAATGAAATCTTCACCAACATCAGGAGGAAGTGGATCAATGGGATCAACAGCACCTGCACCTCCATCATTTAACGTAGTAGGAGCAGCACCAGAAAACCAATTAGCACAAACAATAGGTGAACAAGAAGAAAAACCTATAAAAGCATTTGTAGTAAGTAACGAAGTAACTAACGCACAAGCATTAGAACGTAATATAGTAGAAGGTGCATCAATTGGATAACAAAATAGATAAATAATTATTGTATTAATATGGACATAGTAGAACTTTTTATAGATGAAAATGATGAGGTTTCTGGAATAGAAGCTATATCAGTAGTAGAAAACCCAGCAATAGAAGAAAACTTTATAGCACTAAAAAACCAAGAGTTTAAACTTGCAGAAGTAGACAAAGAAAAACGTATACTTATGGGTGCTGCTTTGATACCTAACAAACCTATCTACCGTACAAACGGTGAGCAGGAATATTATATATACTTTAGTCAAGCAACTGTAAGAAAAGCAAGTGAATTATTCTTTATAAAAGGTAACCAAAACAACTCAACACTAGAACACCAATTAGAACTTAAAGGTTTAACTGCTGTAGAAAGTTGGATAGTAGAAAGTGAACAAGATAAAAGCCGTATGTACGATTTAAACGTGCCTATTGGTACTTGGATGGTATCTATGAAAGTAAATAACGATGATGTTTGGAAAAAAGTAAAAGCAGGTGAGGTAAAAGGATTTAGTATAGAAGGCTACTTTGCTGACAAATTAGAAAGACCAAACGAACCTGTAAAAGATGAAATGAAAGAACCTTGTCAAGCAGGATATGAAATGATAGGAACTAAAATAAAAAACGGTAAAAGAGTACCAAACTGTGTACCATTAGAAGAAGCTGAAAAAATAGCACAATCTAAAATAGACGAATTAAAAGCACTTTTTAATGAGTAGAATACCAAGTCCACAATCAGGTCGTAGAGGTTGCTTATGTAAAGATGGTACATATTCTATAGAATGTTGCGATAGTAGCTTCCAAGCACAAGGAGTAGGAAATGTAACAGCAACAATAGAAACACCAAGTGCAGGAGAATACGGTTATAGGGTACAAAAGTGTGGACATAGCCAAAAAAAACACTTTTACGGTTCTACACAATTAGTAGTAGGAAATGTATATTATATAAATGCAGACCACGATAACCACGATGGTTGTTATACCGTATTAAGTCAAGACCAAAACGCACACGGACATCATTTTAGTGCTGTTACATTATATAACGATTGTGCAGCGTGTCAAGCAGCAAATTAAAAATACAACAAACTAATTACTAATTTATTGTAATATATATGAAAGCAACAGATATGTTAAACAAAGTAAAAGAGGTACTTGGGGTAGAGTTATCCGAAGCACCTGTAGAAGTAAAGTTGGCACAAGCCGAACTTGAAAACGGTACAATTATAGAAAGCGAAAATTTTGAAGCTGGAGCAGAAGTATTTATTGTAACCGAAGATGAAAAAGTAGCAATGCCTATAGGAGAATACAAACTTGTAGATGGTGAATCTTTAATTGTAGAAGAAGAAGGTATTATTGCTTCTATTGGTGCTGCTGAAGCTGAAGAAGAAGTGGAAGCTGCTGAAGAAAAAGAGGAAATGAATTACGCTACTAAAGAAGAACTTCAAGAAGTAAAAGAAATGGTTGAAGAAATTAAAGCTATCCTTTTACCTAAAAAAGAAGAAGAAATGGCTGAAGAACCTGTAGCTGAAAATTCTGTTAAATCAGAAGAAACAACTACCAAGACTGTATACGCTGAAAAAGAAGAATTAAGCGAAGTAAGCGAACCTGTACAAAAGGTTACTCATAATCCTGAAAAAGAAAACAAACCTAACCTAAACTTGTATAAACAAAAAAGAACTAATACAACTTTAGATAGAGTGTTAAATAAAATATCAAACATAAAATAAATAAAAAATGTCAACAACAATAACAACTTCAAATGATGTGTTGAGAGCAAGATCAGAGCAAGAAACTTTGACTACTACTCAAGATATTCCTGTAAACAAAGCAGGTACTGAATTTAACATAGCAACAGATGCTAAAGTAATGTCTTTACCAGCTATTACATCTGAAAATATTGGAATGGAATTTACATTTCGTAATACAGGTGCTGATGGTAACAACATTATTACTATTTCACCTGCTGCAACAGATGCTATTCACGGTACAGTAGGTTCTGTATCTTCTGGCGGTGTAGATAATAAAGATTGGATAAACACAAAAGCAACTGCAAATAAAGGCGATTGGTGTTCACTAAAAGCTGTAGCACTTACTGACTGGTATTTAACAGGTGGTGATGGTGTATGGGCAAGTGAATCTTAATAAATAAACTTATAAATAAAATAAAATGGCAACAACTAATTCAATAACTACTACTTATGCTGGTGAGTTTGCAGGACAATACATATCTGCTGCACTTTTAAGTGGTTCAACTTTGGACAACGGATTAATTACCGTTAAGCCAAACATTAAATTTAAAGAAGTACTTAAAAAAGTAGCAAGTGATGACATCGTAAAAGATGCTACTTGTGATTTTGATCCTACTTCAACTTTAACGCTTACAGAAAGAGTTTTACAACCTGATTTTCAGCAAGTAAACTTACAACTTTGTAAAGCGGACTTTCATAACGATTGGGAAGCAGTACAAATGGGATATAGTGCTTTTGATAGCTTACCTCCTTCATTTGCTGACTTTTTAATTGGTCACGTAGCATCTAAAGTTGCACAACGTACAGAACAATCTATTTGGAATGGTGCTGCTGCAACAGCAGGTCAGTTTGGTGGATTTAAAGAATTACTTTTAGCTGATGCTGATGTTACTGACGTAGCAGCTTCAACAGTTACTTCAGGTAATGTTATTGCACAAATAGGATCAGTAGTTGATGCTATTGGTTCTTC